AGAGGTGATCCCTCTGTAGGAGTAGTACAACGTAGTTGCTGGTTTATAGCCAGCTCTATGGGGTAACTTCCCCTATTGCATTTGTTTCCGTATTGGTAACTCACTGCGGTTGGGGTATCCTCCCCATCCGTAGTTAGTGCTTTTATGGTATAACAAGTGTATTAGTTTGTATTACGCAGTTTTATAACCGTCCCCACCACGAAACGGTGGAACCCATTTCATACACTTTTTGGCAGCTTTCAAGTGTTTAAATATGAAAAGTGTGTTCAGGTTCCCAATTAACCTAGCACGTTAGATCTCCCTTAGGTAAGGAGATATGTAAAATTGAGAAAAACAAAAAGGCTAGTATGTTTTATTACATTCGATTCTAGCTACCATGTGGATTTTTAATCCTGGGTAACAATAGCCATGATTGAGGCTTATAATATTAATCCGTAATTGTATATACGTTAAAATTTACAGCTCCGCTTTTACTAAGTCAAGGAAAAGCGTAATGTTTCCTAGATTTGAAGCTATAATCTATAGCGGTCCAAGTTTCAGTTTACTGGCTTGAGATGTCTTTTTCGTGGTCTGATAGGCATCACTGTTTAAACAGTCTATCTCTCTACTGCAAGAGTTAAGTTGCAGTTAATTCGGGGACGTTCTTCGGAACAGGACCCAACCACAGACGAGTGCCTTTAGTAGGCGTAAATTCCTGTGTCCCATAGCAAATATTAGTAACGCTCTAGATTTAGTTCTATGTGAGCCCTTGATGTTGTGTTGCACATGTTTTTGCTAACCTATTACATGATTCCGGCCTTTGCCCGAAGGAATAACGGAAGATGAGTGTAGCAATAAGAGTCTATTTATAGATTTGACGGCTTTTGGTGCGAAGATTTTGAGTCATTAACTCTACGGGCCTTCCGTAGTGTTAATCTCAGAATCCGTCGTTTATTTAACAATGAATGATGGCTTCTAGGATTAGTGCTACCCAAACAAACCCAAATAAAGTTTTTAGAAAGAAAGGAACTTTAGCCTCTCAGGGGGTAAATTATTTCAATGGACCGGTGTTGGATGAGAAAGAGTTCAGGCGTGTGCTCTATAAAAAACATAATATTTCGCAAAAAATAGAAAAATTTAATTATAGATGTGAACATGGTGTTTTACGTGGTTGTATTCCTAAAGAAGAAAAAATTAAGCAAAAAAGTGAATATAAAACAAAGATGAAAAAACAATATAAAAATTTAATGAGTAGTATTCAGCCGCATTCTGGTATTGAAATGCCTAATGTTGAAAATTTATTATCCAACTTACAAGAAGTAGCAGGATCCGAATTATCCAGTGAATTTGTGTCAAAAATTGAGAACATTGTTTTGGTTGTTTTAGCATTGTATGAATGCCAATCATCTACTCAGGCATTGACTATTATTATGATGCATCTTAAAACCTGGTATACAGGTTCTGTACTTTTGGATTCTATTGAATATTTTAAGGAACTGATTAATGGTGATAACATTGAACCTCATAGTTCATCGAAGAAGCCTGAGTGGTTGTTACAATTACGTGAAGCGATGACTAATTGGAAATTGATCACTAATAACCCTGTATTTCAAAAGATTTCTTTTTTGATCTCTGCTTTAATTACGATGGGCATTTGTTCTGAAACTAACTTTCAATGGAATATTAATGGTATTCGTATTTTTCAAATAGCAGCTCTTGATAAACATATGTCTGCATTTGATTTAGTTGATGCCGCATTAGAGACAATTTTGTACTTTGTTGAATCTGGATGGGAGTGCTTTGTGAGCAAATCTCTAACGCCTTTTCTTTATAGTGATCATAGAATGCGTGATTTTGATGATGAGTATATTTTTTTAATGCAAAACATTGAACATGTTCAAACTGGAAATTTGGAAAAATTTGCTGAAATAACTGAGCAGGATTTTGATGAACGATTGAGTAATATAACTATTATAGCTAAGGATTTGGTCGCTGGTGCACGTAATTCATTTGAGAAGAAGCTTTTTAACGATAAATTATTGGCTTTATCTCGGATGCGTGCATCTTTTGATGCTGTCCGTGTTCAAGGAGGATTACGCATTGCTCCTTATTGTGTGGAATTTTTTGGAACTTCTGGTGTTGGAAAATCTTCATTGAGTGCTATCACTATGGTTGTTGGGTTAATTTCAAATGGTTTTAAAGCAACTGATGATTATCTGATGACATTGAATGAAGCTGACAAATATATGTCTAATTATCGATCGAACATTAATGGTATTTTTATAGATGATATGTCAAATACTAAATCTGCTTTTATTGAAAAAGCTCCAACACAAAAGATCCTTGAAATTGTTAATAATGTTCGTCAATATGCCGTAATGGCTGAAGCAGATAAGAAGGGTAAGGTTTCTCTTTCACCTATGTGGACCAATATAACAACTAATGTAAAGGATATGAAAGTTGGTGAATATTCTAATGAGCCAGTTTCAATCTTACGTCGTGCTAATGTTGTCGTTACTTGTAAAGTTAAAAAAGGTTTTGAGAAGCGGTCTCAATTTTCTGAAAATTGGATGTTAGATCCCCAAAAAGTTGAGAAATACTATACAGTCGATGGTTTAGTAAATATTCCACTTATTCCTGATATTTGGGAGTTGGATGTTGAACGCGTAGTTCCAGTTGCCAGTACTGATAAAAACACGTCGGATAAAGCTGGTCATGAATATGTTTTTTATAATGGTAAACAACTTAAAGATTGTTCTTTTTTAGAATTTTTGGATTTTGTTGTAATGGATTCAAAAAAACATTTCATTTCACAGAAGAGTTTGGTTGAACGTTCCAAAAATCTTGCTGGTAAGTTTGTAATGTGTGAAAAATGTTCAACGATTACACAACTTTGTAAATGTAAATTGGAAAATAATGAACCACACTTTGGCTTTCTAGCAGGAAGAGTAGTTGGTATTGCCACAGGACATATTCAGAAGCGCGTTATTAAAACTGTAAGTGAAAGTTTTTCAAAATTTGAAATTAATAATTTGAAAAAACTTACTAATTTGTGTTATTCATTAGAAAATGAAATACTTTTTAATTGGACATCATATATTCCTGAATCTTTTATGGATAATGAATATTGTCGTAAGTTACTAAATTATGCACATTCAGAACAGGTTATTCACACAATCCGCAGGGAGATGTGTGCAACTTTGGTTTTATGTATTATTTTAGTGTGTTTTCTTAATTTCTTTTCTATTCCATTTGTTGGTTATTTATTGATTAGAATTTGCTTCATCACCCGTATTGTTAAAGAACGTATTTATCAAAATATATTGAATAAACGGGGTGCTTTACCTGAGTTAGTTAAAAAATCTCGCGATTCTGTATTACCTGCAGTTCTTGCTGCTTCTGGAGTTCTTTTTACTCTTTATACTTTGGTTAAAATGTATAAGGGCTTTCGTAGTGTTGATATGCAATTTCATGGTGAGTTACAACCAAAAACCGAAGAAGAAGTCAAGAAGAGAGATTCTGAAGTTAATCCTTGGAAAGGAGCTGATATTTCTGAGTTGCCCAAGAAAGAAGGAATTTCTTTAACTACTACTACTGAACAAGCTTTAAATGTTGTTAAGAAGAATCTTTTTTATATGTCGATGGAAGGTAGTCATAAGGTTCGTTTTTGTAACGCCATGGCACTTAATTCCAATATTCTTCTTTTTCCCAAGCATATGTGGTTAGATGAAAATGGCAAAGAAGTAACTACTGTGAAGGGTACTTTACGTCATAAAAGTTTTTGTAAACAAGTTCTATTTTCTCGAGTTAATAGTTGTGATATTGAATCTACTGATTTGAGTTTAGTCTATGTTCCTCAAATTGGTGATAGAAATCAACTCTATAGATATTTGCCTATTAATGTGGCAGAGCAAGGACAATTTGCTGCTACTTATATTGACCGTGATGGAGAATTTCACGATTTTTACGGCAATAGTAATAGAGGTATGGTTGGACATGCATTAGCATACTTTTTCGGAGGTACAGCTACTTATAATATTTCTACTTTTAATGGATTATGTATGGCACCGTTAGTTTCTAAAAATAAGGGATCTCAACTCATTGGGTTTCATTTGGGTGGTAAAACTAACACCCAAAATGCGGTTTATGGTACTTTAACTCAAGCTCAATATTTAAAAGCTTTGGAGATTTTGATGGCTAAACCTGGTGTTGTTAAGCCTATTGGGCAAGGAGATTTTAAAACAGAAACATATGATGTTCAATTTTTCCAGGATAGTACAGTCCACCCCAAATCACCTGTTAATTATGTTGGTACGGGTGATGACACCAATTATAAAGTTTTTGGTACAGTTATGGGTAAAGTTTCGCCAAATAGTTCTGTAACCAGTACGATTATTTCGCCTTTAGTTGAAAAATATTTTGGTATTCCTCAGAAGTGGGGTCAACCTAAGTTAAAGCCTGCTTGGAAGCCATGGTATGAATCATTGAAATATTCAGCTGCTCCTTCGATTGGGGTGGAGGCTGAATTGCTCCAACCTGCAGTGATTGATTATGAAAAACCTATTTTGGACATTATACGTAATAATGATTTTATTCGTAAAGATGTCAGACCATTGACGAGAATGGAAACAGTATGTGGAATTGATGGTAAACGTTTTATTGACAAGATGCCTGCTAGTACTTCTGTGGGTTATCCTTTGACAGGACCCAAGAAAAATTATATGACATTGCTTCCTCCGGATGATTTTCCTGGTTTCGCATATCCTGTCGAATTGGATGAGAAATTTTGGAATGAAGTTGAACGTATCAAGCAATGTTATCGTGATGAAGTCCGAGCTTATCCGGTTTTTAAGGCATGTACTAAGGATGAACCTACGAAGTTAACAAAGGATAAAGTTAGGATTTTTCAAAGTGCTCCTTTAGCATTACAATTGTTAACGCGTCAATATTTTTTGCCAATTGCTAGAGTTTTATCAATATATCCTTTGCTTTCCGAATGTGCTGTAGGAGTAAATTGCCAAGGACCTGAATGGCATCAGTTAAATACTCACATGGAATTTTTTGGTAAAGATCGTATCTTAGCAGGTGATTATAGTAAATATGATCTTCGTATGCCCGCACAATTGACTATGGCTGCTTATGCCATTATGATTGATATGGCTTTGGCATCAGGTAATTATACTGAAGATGATTTGATTATTATGAGTGGTATCGCTCATGATATTTGTTATCCTATGATTGCATTTGATGGAACTTTGATTGAGTTTATCGGAACAAATCCTTCTGGTCAAAGCCTTACTGTTTTTGTGAACAGTATCGTTAACTCTTTGTTGATGAGGTGTGCTTTTTTACATACTTATCCTGGTAAGGATTTTAGAGAAAATGCCAAAATGATGACATATGGTGATGATGTGAAAGGTTCAGTTTCCAAGAATGCTGATAACTTTAATCATCTCTCTTATGCTGCATTTTTAAAAGAAAGAGATATAGTATTCACTATGCCAGATAAAGAATCTACACCAACAAAATTCATGCATACAAACGATGCGGATTTCTTAAAACGAAAAAATGTTTGGAATCCTGATTTACAAATTTTCTTTGGAGCTCTAGATGAGCAGTCAATTTTTAAGAGTTTACATAGTGTATTAAAATCGCAATACCTATCTCCAGAGCAACAAGCTGCCATCAATATTGATGGTGCATTACGTGAATGGTTTTCTCATGGTAAATCCATTTATGAAGAGCGTAGACAAACCATGCAACACCTCTGCGAGGAGGCTAAACTCGTAGTGCCAGGTTGTCAAGTATCCTACGAAGAGAGGATTCAAGACTGGATTGCAAAATATCGCCCTAGCACGCCGTAGAATGTATTGGTTACCATCTTAGTCGGAGATTGGCTTGCATTCTACGTATTTTTAATGTACAAAACGACATTGTATAAATGCTCTTGATTAGTGCATTGAGCTTGGCACTAATTATATATAAAAAGCTTACCGAACAAATTGAAAATAATGCTAATAATGCTATAGCTGCATTTTGTGTTGGAGCCCACAACTCAAAAGGGTTAGAGATGGATTTCTCGAATTTTATTCCACAAAGTGGAATAATGGGTTTGACTATTAATGAACCCTCAAATAATTCCACGATGCAAACGGCTTCATTTAATGATGAAAATGCTTCATGGACATATACTGTAGATTCCGATCCGGATCCATCTTATGGTATTTCAACAACCACTGATGCTTCACTACAGGAATTCTTTTCTCGACCAGTTAAGGTAGCTACATATTCTTGGACTGTCGGACAAACTTCTCCATTTTATGAGTCTTTTAATCCTTGGTCGCTTTTCTTTGGAAATAAGAGAGTTGTCAATCGTATTAGTAATTATAATTTGCTACGTGCAAAATTGCGTGTTAAATTTGTTATTAATGCGAATGGATTCTTTTATGGGCGATTGTTAGCCAGTTATTTACCATTGCCAAACGCTGACGGTTTTACTTTAGATCGCGCTTTGGTCGGGCAAGATTCTATTCAAGCATCACAGAGACCTCATATTTATATTGATCCTACCAATTCTCAAGGTGGTGAGATGATTTTACCTTTCTTTTGGTATAATAATTATTTGAGTATTCCTTTATCTGAATGGTCAGCTATGGGTGTTATATCCATCAGGCAACTTAATAATCTACAACATGCTAACGGAGCGACTGAAACTATTAATATTTCTGTTTTCGTTAGTGCGATGGATGTCCATTTAGCTATACCTACTTCCACCGATGCTGGGGCTATTGTTCCTCAATCTGGTGAATATTCATTAACTGATTATAAATGGATGAAGGTAATTCGTGAGATTAAGCAACCAAAGGACGCTAAAAAAGTATTTTTAGTGAAATTTGAAGATTTACCTCAGAAGGTTAAGAAACCTAGAAAACGTAAGAATGTACCACCATTAATTAATATCGATCAACAGTTTGTTCCTCAAGCTGGAGATGAATATGGCACTGGTATTATTTCATCACCTGCTTCTGTTGTACAAAAAGCTGCTGGCGCTCTTACTAAGGCACCTATGATTGGAAATTATGCAAGAGCAACTGAAATTGCAGCTGGTGCGGTAAAAGAAATGGCTATGTTGTTTGGTTTTTCTAGACCAACTGGAATTCAACCTATTACTGAAGTTGTTCAAAGACAAGTTGGTAATATGGCCACAGCGAATCTTCAGGATACATCGCAAAAGTTAACATTAGATGCTAAAAATGAAACTACTATTGATCCAAGAACAACTGGCTTAAGTGGTGCTGATGAATTAGATATAGTTTCTTTGGCTAAGCGGCAGTCTTATCTTACTAATTTTCCTTGGAACGTGTCTACGGTATCAGAGACTCTGTTATGGAATTCTTTCGTTTCTCCTTTAATGTATGACGTCGACAACGTTAGTGAACCCACGGCTTTGCATATGACGCCTTCCTGTTGGGTATCTGTTCCATTTCGTTATTGGAGAGGTTCTATGGAGTTTCGTTTTCAGGTTGTTTGTTCCAATTATCATAAAGGACGTCTTAAAATTGTTTATGAACCTTATTTTTTCGGTTCAACAGGTGAGTATAATGTCCAATATGTGCATATAGTTGATATCGCAGATACTACTGATTTTACGGTTAGGGTAGGATGGGGTAATCCTAAACCTTTTTTGAAAATTAATACCGATTATATGTACAATGCCATAACTGGCCCTCAAGTACCTTTTGGTACTGTACCTACTACTGTACCTACAACTGATTCTTGGAATGGAAATATAGCTGTTTATGTTTTAAATGAGTTAACTACACCAAATTCAACTGTTGTTTCAAATGTTTCTGTTAATGTTTTTACTAATATGTGTGATGATTTCGAAGTGGCAGTACCTACTAATGATTTGATGGAAAATTTTTCATATTTCCAGTGGCAATCTGGATTTGAACCACAATCTGGAAATGAAATTTTAACTGATAAGGAAGAAACTGAACAACCTAG